ACATCACCCGCAATTCCCTGGTGTTCGTCCGCGAGGCCCGCGAAGTCACTCCGGTCAAGAACCTCACGCCGCCGAGCTGGTACGAGCGCCCGAACCACCTGAGGGCCGTCGCATGATTGCTGCTACCTGCTCCCTGCTGGCCACCCTCGCAGGCGGTGTTATCGCGCTCTATGCCGTTCGCCTGAGGTTCCGCCCATGACTCGCACCGTCAGCTTCCAAGGCACCCAGTTATCGCAGCGGCAACGCCAGCAGCTCGCGTTCCAGCAGCAGACCCGCGCCGCGTTCCTGAACACCCATTTGCAGCAGCAGGTAGACGACACGCTCGCAGCCCTCCAGCAGCGAAAAGAGCAGGGCGCTGCACCGGTCAAGCCAGAACGCCAATGGACACTCGACTACGCCGCCAAAGGTACGCCATTCGTTGGCGATGCCTTCGGTTACTAACCCGCTGACGGGCACACCGCCTCCAGCTCACAGGGCCACAAAGCCCGCACTTTAGGAGAAACACCATGCCCCTCGTATACCTCGGCATCACCCGCGACGCTGGCACCTCGAAGAAGACTGGCAACGCCTATGACATTCTGGTCGTTCACTACGCCGCTGACGCTTCGCAGTCCCAGCGCCCCGACCGCAAGCAAGCCCTCGGCCTCGAGCCTCAAAGCCTGCCGATCGCCCCTGAGGCAGTCGCCCAGTTTCAGCGCGTAGAGCCGCTGTCCGCCGTCAACTTCGAGTTCGAGCCGGACCCGCGCAACATGCAACGCAACCGCGTTTGCGGCGTGAAAGTAGCGCCTAAGTTGGCTCCGGCTGCTGGTGGCAACTAAATGAATTCCGGCGTTCTCCGTTGCGCTGATGGCGAAGTTCATATCGCAGCAGACGGCGCCCCACTATGTTCCGGCGTTTGGACTTTGGTTCCGGTGCCAGAGCCATTCAGCCCCGAACAGATCGACATGCAAACGGCAGGTCTTTTGTTCGGAGCTGGATTCACCATCGTCATGACGTTCGCGTTACTTGGCTTTGGTGGTCGGGCAATGCTCGACATCTTTAAACACAACTGACCATAACAGGGAGTTTCAACCATGAAGAAGTTCGTATCTCAGAAAACCCGCAACCTCATCAAAGCCGGCTCCGTTGGCCTGGCTCTCGCCGTAGCGTCGCAAGGCGCATTCGCGGTGGGCTGGGACTATACCGGCATGCTGGATGACATCGACCTGAGCACTATCGGTACCGGCGCTCTGATCGCGTTCTCGATGATGGCTGTGGTCGTTGCTGGCATGTGGGGCGGTAAGAAGTTGCTCGGCATCTTCGGCGGCAAGTAACAGCAGCAAACAGAAAAGGGGCTTTGCGGCCCCTTTTTTTATGGGGGGAGGGGATATGGAACATCTTTGGTATTTGACGTTTTTTATATTTGGTGGGTTGTCGGCTGCTGCCTGTTTTTGGGGGGCTTAATTGTGAGGCTATCCACGCTGCATCGAATGTCGTCGTTGGTTGCACTATTTTTTTTGGGAATATCCAGCGTTGCTCACGCTGCGCTCTCGCCCGAATATAAGTGGAAGGGTGCAAATTCTATTTATTACTCTAGTGCTGATGCTGCCTGCGTTGGCAATTACGGCTCCACCTACTACTCGGCCAGCGGCGGTGATAGTTTAAAAGGATGCTATAAGCGAAATACTCCCGGTTCGTGGATCGGCAACGTTCAGAGATTTCCATTTTGCCCTCCCGGCTCCACTTACGACCCAGAAACAAAAATGTGTGAAGAGCCACCAGACGCATGTGCCGATCTGAGTGGTCAGCAGTTCCGTTTCTTTGCAAACGCCCCGCAGGGCATGAACTCGCTTCCCGGTGCTCACATCTGTGAAAGTGCTTGCCGCGCTGAGTGGTCCGGTGAGTGCGGAACAAGCGAAGAGGGCGACTCCGCGTGCTGGGGGCTGGCCGTTTACACCGGTACAGCATGCCAGTCTGGCGACACTCCGAACGGCAGTGCGTTGCCGCCCGAACCGACTGATCCGCCGGACCCAACTGATCCGCCAGACCCAACCGATCCACCGGACCCAACCGATCCACCGGACCCAACTGATCCGCCGGACCCAACTGATCCGCCGGACCCAACTGATCCACCGGACCCAACCGATCCGACCGACCCTCCCACTGACCCTGGCAGTGGCGGCGGTGGCGGTGGTGGCGGCGGTGGTGGCTCAAACCCTGGGCCCGGCGATGACGACGATGGCGACGACGGCGACGGCGACGACGGCGACGGCGGTAGTGATGGCAATGGCGGAACCGGTGCAGGCGAGGGCGACGATGGTGAAGAGCAGCCTGGCGAGCCTTGGGGCTGTAACGGGCCTGGTTGCCAGTTTGGAGCGCCTGACGCTATGCCAGATGTTATTTATGGCTATCAGGACAGCATGGAAGGTTTTTGGAACAAAGCTCAGGGCGCTCCAATTTTTCAAGCGGTAATGAACTTCTCAGTTCCGGCTAACGGTGTTTGTCCAAAGCTCGACATCCCTATGTTCAAAACAACGATAACGGTAGATATGCATTGCAAGGTTTACGACAGCATGTCGAGCACCTTGCGGCTTGTAATGTTGGCGTGCTGGGCGTTACTTGCAGTTCGTATTTTCCTGAGTGCATAAGGTGATTCCATGATTGATCGGATTTTCTCGTTTTTCGATTGGGTTGTTGATTACGTCTACAGCTTCACGGAAATGCTGATTAGCTCAATCTGGCTATTTGTAAAGTACGCATTTCAAGAGGTGCTAGAAGCGCTGAACGGGTTTCTTCATTGGATACCCGTTCCAGATTTCGCGAGTAAAGCGGGCGGCTTTCTGCAAGGCATGCCGCCCGAAGTCAGTTGGTTTCTTAATGCAGTTGCGTTCAATGAGGGGCTGACAATGGTCATGCTTGCTTACGTGCTGCGCTTTATTCTTCGCCGCATACCATTGATAGGGTGAGCCCATGGCAATTGATGCATATGTAGGAAAACCGGGCCACGGCAAGAGCTATGGCGTTGTCGAGCACGTGATTATTCCGAGTCTCAAACAGGGCAGGGTGGTTGTAACCAATATCCCGCTTCAGGTTGAGCGACTCATGAAAGAGTTTGGCGGCGTGATTCAGCAGCTCGAACCGGGATGGGACAAGGACCCTGAGTTCGCCGATAAAATCCAGCACGGTGCCGTCCTGGTACTGGACGAAATTTGGCGTCGCTGGCCGTCAGGGCTGGCTGTCAACAAAGCGATCGAAGCGGACAAAGTGCTGTTCATGGAACATCGCCACCGCGTCGACGACCTTAATAACTCGATGCGTATCGTGCTGGTAACGCAAGACCTCGCCCAGGTCGCCAGCTGGGTTCGATTGCTGGTTGAACAAACGTTCCGAGTGGTCAAGCGCGTCAATGTCGGCATGACCAATCGTTACCGGGTCGATATCTATGATGGGCCTGTGACTGGCGATCGACCGCCGAAGAACAAGTTTCTCCGATCGCTCGGCGGCAAATACCGCAAGGAAATCTATCAGTACTACAGCTCAGCCACCCAGTCGCAAACCGGTAGCGTAGGCGATGAAAGCAAGGCTGATGGTCGTGGTAACGCGCTGAAATCAACGTCGCTGGTCCTGTGCTTTATCTTCATCGCTGTCATGCTGGTTGTTGCCATCCGTGGCGGCCTTTTGTTCTTTTCGCCGATCCTAGAGGCTCAGGAAGAACAGCCAGCAAAAGAGCCTGCCAAACCGGCGCAGCCCGTAAAGGTCGTTCCGAAGACGTATACCGAGGCCGTCGCCACGGTCGTTTCGCCGCAGGATAACGGGCCGGTTGCCTCGTTTTATTGGCGAGTCGCGGGACACATCCAGCGCGGCGACCAGACCGCAACGGATCGGGCATGGTCGTCACAGATCGGCTACGGTGGCGAGCCCATCAGCCAGCCTGTGAAGCTCAAGGACACTGGCTATGTCGTGCTGATCAGCGTCAACGGCAAAACCCGCTACCTGCCCGAAAGCGAATGCAGCCTGTATGCCGACGGCATCAATTACACCTGCGACGTCGACAATGAGCGTGTTACGCCCTGGACCGGCCAAGGCGCTGTCACTGCGACGATCCCGTCGTCTGTCGGTAACAGTGGTCAGCGGGCAGGCGGGGCTCGTGACGAGCGTAGCGAGGAGCGTGCACCGACGACCGCAGCCCACGTCCCGCCTGATGACCGGTCGTCTGTGGCAGTCGCGGCCAGCCGTTACAGGAACAACGTGACGACACACCGCGCACCATCGCAGGAGCAACCTTGATGCTGATGCAGCTTCTACGGCACACGCGCTGCGAGCATTGTGGCGTTCGCTACTGGAATCCCGTTCAGTGGCCAGCAAAGGCCTGTCCGCTGTGCCTCACGCCAACCTAGGGCGCTTCGCATAATGGGTAACGTTACGTTTAATCGGCTCCGGAACATTGCCACGGCACCGGGGCCGATTTAATGTAACGTTGATTATGCGCTGCGCTTCCATCCCTCTCGATATCCCGCCGCACCTGGTCACGCAGGCACGACTCTTTGCAGCCCGTGGAGACGATCTCCAGGCTGTCTGTCATGTGCTTGAGGATTACGGTCGGCTCGTTGCTGAGGCTCGCCAGTTACGCGCTAGAGTCTCCCAGCTAGACCATGAGGGCGCCGCTCTGGACGCCCGCTTAACCGCGTTGCAGGAAGCCTGCAGGGCTATTTTGGAGCTTTAGACCCACTGCCTTTCCCTGACGCGCCATTCTGTTTCGCTTACGCCTGGCTCGTTCATTCTCTTGCAAGCGTCTTCGGCTCTCTTCTTTGATCCGTAGTCGCCTGTTTTGTCGTCGTGCCAATGCATGCCGTTTGCATCCTCGTACCTGAATTGCAGCACGTAACGGCGCTTTGTCGGTCCCGCTTTCGTTGCTTTGACCTTTGCCTTGTCCAGCTCTTTAGCCATAGCGTCACGTTCTGCTTCGGCCATCTCTACCCGCCGTATCAGCACACTATCGGCCTCCTGGATCATGCGCGCCTGCTCCACGATTGTCCGGGCGCGTTTTTTCGATTCCGCCTCAAGCTCCTCGATCCTCTCCAGTGCTTTCGCCAGCTCGGCGCGCAGATCCTCTGCAACTTGCTTGTGCATGCTATCAGTAACGTTACTTTTAAGCCTTTCACGGTATGCGCGCTGTTTCTCCGCTGGCGTCATGGCTTTGCCTGTCGCTGGCCGACCGCGACGCTTCTTGGCTGGCTGCTCGTCCAGGGGGAGGGCTTGGGTTTGCTGGTCTGCTGGGTCGATCATGGTGGTTGGTCCGTTTCGTTGTCCGTGCCTTAATTATAGTAACGTTACCGTAAATAGGCTAATTGCATGTTGCTATCATTCCCGCCTGCACGATAGATAGGGTAACGTCACCTTAATTCAGCCTCGACCATGCCGCTTGCGGCATATTAGTCGCCGGCACTTCCCTGAGCCTGACGCTGTAGGGCCGTGCGACGGCACCCGCGCAGCGGCCCCAACCATCGCCCCACAAAAAAGCCCCCAGCGGTCTTAGCGGCCCTCTGGAGGCTTTTCGCGTCCCCGTCCTGCTGTCCCCCTCAAGACTCAATCCGCGCTCTGATTTACCAACCCTGGCTACCTCGACAGCGCCTGCTTTGCAGTCTCCCAGGATCGTCAGCACCTCAGCCGGTCAGGTCATGGTAATTCGGTAGCGTGAAGCGGCGCTTTTTGGAGCCCGGCGCGGTGGGGGTGCTGTTACACCCCCACTTCGGTGCGGATTCCCGCACTGGTTCATGTCAGCTTGCGCGCCTCAATGCTTCTTGCTCGATGCTCATAAGCACGCCTCTCATTGCTAGCTTCGCTTGCTCCTGTAACTCCGGGGGCAGCAGTTCCAGGCGCCTCCACATTGCTCGAAACTCGGCAGACCCGCTGCGCTCTAGCTCTGACAGCAGCAGTTCGTCTGTTGACACGCCAAGCACCCTAGCAAGGGTTGCGATTTTGTCCCCTGGCGGTGGGCGCTCGCCCTTCTCATAGCCTTTGTATGCGGATTCGGATATTCCTGCCGACTCCCATACCTGCTGCTGTGTGAGCCCTGCCGCAGACCGCGCCCGCTTTAAGTTTTCGCCGATTGTCATTGCGCCTTCGCTCGGATGGCCTTCTTCGTTCTGCATCATCGGTCCTGTTTGTTTATACAGCGGCAACATATGACACCCCTTGGTGTCATTTAGTGGTTGACTGCTGGGTGTATGATCTTATACCTTCGCCGTCAGGTTATGGACCTTGACGGGTAAACGGATGTTCATCGATTGGCTCAGCGTTACGCAGGAATTCGCGCACGACCTTCCGGTCGTTTGCGACGTGTTCCGCCAGACCATCGACGCTCATACCGGTGAAGTTCTGGCCACTAGTCAGCCTCGTTTTCAGCACGAAGCCAGCTACTCGACCACCATCACCATCAGCGTTCAAGGCCGCAAAGTCACCGTTGAAGGAAACCCAAGCCGCGTTGGCCGCACTGACAACCTGTTCGGCCATACCACCGTCGAGCAGTGCATCACTGTCTACAACCGCATGCTTGCCTTCTACGGTCTGCCGCCTTTCACGCGCTGCACGACACGCCAGCTTCGGGATGGCGCCTCCGGCGCAAACGTTGGCGATTGGCTTACTGACGGCGCCGTTTTGACCATGATCCACCTAACCAGCAACGTTGGCGTAGGGCAGGGCAACCAGCTCGACTATCTTCGTGCTGTTTCTGGTGTCCGTCTCGGTCGCAATCCGGGCTTCTTGTACCCGAACGGCCGCACTGTCACCTGGACCACCCAGGGGGCAGGGAAGGGTGCCCGCCTCCACTATCGCAAGGCCTACGACAAGGCGTTCGATATAGCCGACAAGCTTGTTCCTGCAATGCGCCGCCAGTTCGGCGACGAATCACCAGAGCTGGCATACGCCAACCAGCTCTTGGACTACTGCCAACGAGAAGGCGTGATCCGCTTTGAGCAGGAACTCAAATCCGAGTACCTCGCCCGCGAAAACCTCCGTTATTGGGGCCTCATTGACGAAAGCCGTTTCCAAAGTATTCACGGCGAATTTCTGGCCCTCGACTCCCGACTCAAGGTGACCGCTATGGACCTCGCTTCCGTGTCTGAGCAGCTGATGCTCTAAAAGGTCGTGGACACAGTCCGCG